TGAATCCCGCGTCGATCGCTCCGGTGGAGGCATCCGTCGGGATGTTCTCCTGGAGCAACTTGACAAAGAATCTCTCCACGCTGTCACACACGGCATTGCCCACGCGGACAAACGAAATTTCCGAAAGAGCCGTCTCCGGATCGTTGCATGTGGCGCCGTCGTTGTAGTATACGCCTGCCAGTTGCGGACGCACGCGGGTGAAGAGGTATTGGTTCTTACCCAGGAGGTTGCACTTCGCAGGCACAAGCTTCGATACCGGAGTGTTGATATCTTGCGGGTCGGCGCTGGCCGTGACATCCACAAAATAGTCGATGTCGCCTGCTGCCCCGGCAGTGGTCACGGCACCGGGAGACGTCGCCAGCGACAGGCTCGACAGCATTCCGAGAGTTCGGCCTACGGATGCCGACATGCCGGGCGTCGAAGTTGTAACCTGATAGGCCACGCGGGGTGCCTTGAGCGCTGCGAGATTCTCCAGCTTACTCAGGTCGGTGGTGAGGATGGTCTTGCCTGCCGGAACGCAAACAACGCCGTCGAAGATGCCGACCATGCGGATCGACTGCTGGAACAGGTTGTTGAGTACGGTTTGCAGGTTGCCAATGAGGGTCTTGTGGGTAGCCGGGAGTTTCCCCTCGGTCATCCCTGAGAAATCCTGGAACGTGGGAAGCGGCGATGCGAAGGATATCATGCGCGGACGCAGGTCGAAGTTCGACGCCGTGGTACCGCTGATGATGGATTCCAGCTTGGCCGAAATAAATGTCTTGTATTCGGCCTGAGCATACCCCACGACCCACACGCGAGAGCCGCTACCTGCCTTGGCGTAATACTCCTCCACCTGGAACAGGAGTATGGATCCGGTTCCCGAGGTCACACCCATCGCCGTAAGGTCGGCAACGGAGGTAATGAGGTAGGCGGTATCGAGCGCGAAGTTCGCATCGGTTCCCGAGGAGGCCATTGCCGGGGCGACGATCATGCCAATACCATCGCTGGGCGTGGTGTTGCCCAGCCTGGTGTCGCCTAAAGTTGTATAAATATCTACTACTGCCATATTTGCGTAGGTTTTGTTATTTTGCGAGTTCTGCACCGACTGCGGCCTTCTGCTCGTCGGAAAGGGCGTTGTACGCCTCCAGGGTCTTGTAGTACCCGGCGCTGTGGTGCAGCTTCGGGTTCACGGTTGCCCGGATGGCATCCCGAACCTTGGCATACTCCACGCCTTCGATCAGCGCCTCTGTTGCGGCTTCCTCCTCCTGTTTCTCAGGAGCGGGGGTCTTGCCTTCGAGCAGGGCTTCTGCCTCGGCATCGGACATGACGGGCCTGTTGCGTTCCTTCTCGGCCTCTGCCAGGGAGTTCTTGGCCGCCTGACGGCGTGCCCGGAACTGGGTTTCGAGCATCTCCTCGAACTCCGCGGTGTCTCTGGGCGGGTTAACCTTGTCGACGCGGGCATAGCGGAGCTCCTGGACGAGTTCCCCGTTCAGGTGCGCCAGCTTCTCGCGGGACTGGCAGCGCGTCTGCGCCTGCGATTCGTTGACGTAGATGTTGCCGTCCTCAGTGACGTACAGGGTACCGTAAATCTGGAGCTGCTTTACGAGCTCGATGAAAAACTTGCGGGTGAATGTTGCGATCTGGATCATAATTTAAAGGGGGGGATTAAATTGTTGATATTGAGTTTTTTTTTGGAATACCAGCCCGACAACATGCCGGACTGGTTTTCCCTGTGTGTTGCGTTACGCTCCGGCGGATACCGTCGGGCGATACAGAACGATGCCTGCTGCGCTGCTTCGGAGAGTTCCGGCACCCGTCGAAATATCCATCGACACTTTCCAACCGTAGTTGTTCGGGTCGGATACCATATGGATGTTCGTGTTGCCGATTGCCACAACGACCTCCTCGGGGATAAAGCCGAGGCCGATGTCGTAAACCGTCGCGGCCAGCACGGGCTTCACATGAGCGGTGTCGATAGCTCCGGTTGCGAAGGTGACGGGCTTGTCGAAATAAGTCTCCGCATCCACGACCGTAGACGTTGCAGTGTTGTAGGCAGCGATGACCGAGCGAGCCATGACGTCGAATCCCGAGTAAGTGAAGCCTTCGGGACGGGCGTTCGACAACTGCTGCGTCAGAATGCTCTGCACCTTGTCGGTCTGCACCAGCGACGTGTAGTAGGGCTCTGCGAACACAGCCACACCGTTCCCGCGGCGGAAGTTGAGGTTGCGGGCGATGAAGCGACCCTGTGCGGCGAGCAGATCGTTGAGGGTCATGCCGAGCAGCTTGCCAGAGGCGGCCGAGTTGATCGGGAAGCGATTTGCCGAATCGAACTCTTCGCCGGACATTGTAAGATGGTTAGCTGCGGGAACTGCCTCGGCGATGGTCTGGAGCCAGTAGTTGTGAATGCACATGGACATTTTGGCCATGGCATCCAGCTGACCCGTTGCGCGGTCGTTGTAGGCCAGGACGTCGGAGTTCGCGGGCTGCCATACAATAGGCTGCATGGAGAACACTTTGCGCTCCAGCCCTCGCGGCAGGTCGTCGTAGAGGTAGTTGGGCGCATTCAGCGGCGCGCGATCTCCGAAGTAGATATCCGGATTGACGGCGCTCTCCACCCAGATGATGCCTTCCTTGTCGCGCACCGACAGGCGGCGTACACGGTCAGCCCACGTGTTGGGCGGGAAGAGCTGGCGAACGAACAGCGAGAGCCACGAAATCTTCGCCAGGTCGGCATTCTGCACGAACTGACCCGACTTCTCGCCCGAGGCGAGACCCTGGATCGTGTCGACAACTTTCTCACGGCGTCCGTCGTTGACCTGGAAGGTCATGTTCTGCACGGTGGCCATGAAATAGGGGTCGCAGAGCATGGATGCGGACAACTCCTGGATTGATTCTCGAACGTCGGCGTCCTGTGCGGCCGACAAGCTCACCTCGGCAACGCCGTCGGCAGTACCAGAGGAGGCAGACAGACCCATGATTGCCTGAATCTTCGGCATATTTTCAGGGTCGTCGATGTACTTGAAAAAGGGTTTTACCATTGTCTTGGTTTTTGTGATTGTTTTGTCGTTGAATACTCGCGCATCCTCCGCAGCGGAGAGCGCCGTGGGTTTGGCTGCCTCGGCTTTGGTTTCCTTGGCGTCGTCTGTGGTCGCGTCTGTGGTCGCAGCAAGGGCTTCGGTAACGGCCTCTGCGGCCAGGGCGCTCGCCCTCTCTTCGCGGGCTTCGCGGCGGTCTTTGTCGGCCTTCTTCTCGTCCTTTTTGGCCATCTTGTCGTCGCGCTCGGCGTCCTTTTCGCGCCGTTTCGCTTCGGTGTCATCGCCCTTTTCGCGTTCATAGCGCGCAGCACGGCGATCCTCGCGGGCATCACGCTGATCCTGCCCGGCATACGCGTCGTCCTGGTTGGCGTCGCGGTCTATTTCATCCGCGCGGCGGAGCCTCTTTCGGGGTGCCAGTCCGATAAGTTCCAGGAATTTAGACATGGCGCTCAGCGACACGCGGTCGTCGAAAGCCTGCTCCGTCCCGGTTTCGGGGACTTTTTTCTCTTCCTCGTTTTTCATCTTGTTCTCAAATTGGTTTATGATGTCTGTTTGGTATGCCGACAGGCTCTCGATCTGTTCGATCTCTATGCTGTCCGGCACGAATGATACTGCCGACAACCCAACGTTATCCTCTCCCCGTATCGCCACTGCATCGGGATTGGACGGTATGTTGACAAGGGAAATCTCCCACACCTCGAAAAATGTAGTGTATTTCCTGCCATTGCGCTCGACGATCCGCGCCCTACCGAATATAGATACTCCGTTGAGTATTCCGGCTTCGTAATCTCCTTTTGCGGCCTGTGCGAGTTCGGAGGAGCCGAACACCAGCTTTCCGATCCACCTGCCGTTTTCCAAATGAATATCTTCGACGCGCCCGATGGGCTGGCCGAAATGTTCTCCCGTATCTTTGTTGCGCAGCAGGATCGGATTTTTGAGGTACCTGCTCCAGTCGATGCTGGAGTTGAGCACCACGAAACCCTTACTGTTGAGCGCCTCGTTCGAGAGTATTTGATATGTCGCTTTTGCCATGTCAGATTTATGAATTAGTGCTCCTTACTGTATCGCACAGACACTTCATCTCTATCGCATCACATAGGAACGAATCCTGTTCGTAGGTGCTGTTGTCGACGAAGTTAGCCATGTATATGAGCCGCGTGTTATGCACGGGGAGATTTGCCATATCGCGCTCCATAGCTATCGTTTGATAGGTCTCGGTTTCCTTGTAAAGGAGCGTAAAGCCGTATTTCTGCCTCAGCTCGGTAAAAAAGTCCAGCGGCACCCATTCGCCCTCCGAGTTCTTTATCACTCCCCGCGAACACGCGGCCATATAGAGCATGACCTTGTATGCAAGGTTCATCTGATCGTACTGGTGGTCATCGTCTGGCGACGCAGCCTGATTGTCGAACGGCGTTATCACCGACAACTGCACGATGTACTGGTTGTAGATCATTCCTCCGATGAACTCCCCGGTGTCACGCTCGGTTCCCTTCACGCTTACGGCTATGGCCGGGAGGTCGGTGTTCACCGTCCCCTCTCCGTTGTCATTTGCGAGGACTATACTGACATTATTTTCGTCCACGAGCTCCGAAGCCCGCAGTGCCGTAACTATTGTTTTGCAAATTTCACCGATCATAATTTCAGTATAGGACGTTACGAATGTAGTGCAAAGGAAAATATTTCGCAAATAAAATTTTTTCTACACCAGCTTTGCGATCTCTCGGGAGTATAGCCGAAGCGTGTTGAGCTCGGTTCTTTGACCAACGCCCATAAATGGTCGGGCGGCGGGATTGGTGCCTAGCCTCACGGGCGTCGAGGACGATGGTAGCGTGCGGAAAGGGTTGCCTCCGGTACGGGCGCCTTTCCCCGTGTTTTGAAGTTCCGCATAGGGCGCCGCGGCCCGCAGCCCGGCGAATCCCCGGCCGTAGAACGGCGCTATGCTCCTCGCCAGACGTCCCGTGTGTCGGAGCTTGGGGTAACGGAGGTATGCCTCGACGTTCTCGAATTTTTTCGTCTTAAAATTCTTGCCCCACCTGTCGGCCCACTTCCGGGGCGTGCCGTCGTTGCCATACTCCTCGCGCTCGAAGTTGAGGCGCGTTTCCCCGGCCATGCTTTCGGCCACCTTAGCCGGAATTTGGGTTTTGATGTTGTAGATGGCGGTGCTAATCTTTCTCCTTAGGTCTGCTATCGTTGCCATTGTCGTTTGTTTTCATGGAGGGAGTGAGTGCCGACTTTATTTTCGCCATGATGGATTTGGCCTGCAATTTGACCTCCGTCCAGTTGTTGTTGCGCACGGCAGTGTTTATGTCGGAGGGCTCCATGCCGACCTTACGCATGACCTCGGGGCTGTATGCCATGCCCTGCGAAGCCAGCACGCGGCCTATGCGCTCGAACTTATCCACGCTGATGGTGGTGTCGGGCACCTCCATGAGCTTTACGCCCGACATATCTATGCCGAGCAGGCGGCCGATCTTCTGGATGGCACCTTCGTAGTTGAAAAAGTTCGCAAAGTCGCGCTTGTCGGCGTTGCACAGTGCTTCGTAGAGGGACATATGTATCTGCGCGAGCTGCTCGGAGTTGGTGTTTTTCTCCGTGGCGCCGAGCAGAGTGCCTCCCGTCACCTCCTGCATGATCTCTGCGCGGTAGCTGTCTATGTACTCCTTGAACACGCGGAAGGCATCGGGGTACATTTGGGTTTGGAGGGGCTTGACCTCCACCTGGTAGACGTTCTCCTTATTGTCGAGGTTCTGCTTGAAGGGCAGCACGGGGGTGTCGAGCGGGTCGAGGTTGTTGGCGATATTCTCGGCCAGCGCTTGCGCCTGCGCGTTTCCGTCGATGAAGCCCACGGTGGTGCGGGGATATGAGTATGTAGCGCTCGTCACCGACCAGTTGTTGTACGCCTCCACAATGCCGATCATGGCGCGGGAAATCTGCTGCATCATTCCCATCTTGAAGTCCTGGTCGGTGTCGGGCTGCATGTAGAACATATTGTCGTAGTCGTCGACGTTGGCCACGGATTCTATGGCGTAGGTCTGCGACCGGATCGCCCTGTTCACCATGTCTATGTTTCGCAGCGGGTAGCTGGTGATGGTGTCTTTCTCGACGTCGATGCCGACGATGCGCACGCCGTAGAATTTCGAGAGCACGAATTCGCGCTTCATCTTGTTGAACCACCGGGTGCGGGTTATCATCTCCGTGAGGTTCTCGTCGATCTCGCCGTCGCGGTAGAATGCGAACACGGCATTCTCAATGGGGTTCAGACGCTTGTTCATCTGGCTCACCAGGAACGGCGATGACTGAATACACCACGAATACAGGGTGTCCACCATCGTAAGGTCGGAGTAGTTCACCGCGTTGTCGATGGCATTTCGCCACCAGCTCGGAGTGAACTCGACGAAGTACTGGTTGGGGATGTACCTCGACTTTACATTCGGCGCCCCAATAGGGCGGAAGGGGTTGTAAGGCTGCTGCCTCGGGGTATGAAATTGTGCCATTTATCCGCGCATTTTGTTTTTCGATCCGTTTACTACCGTACCCCATGCATTCGGGGTATCCTTTATCGGGGCGTCATGCAGCGTCGTAGCCCCGTTTTTCATCTCCGTGACCTTCTTTACGACCATCTCGTAGTTGTCGCGCAGGGTCTCGGAGTGCCGTGCCGAGGGGCTCGTGATATTGTAGGCCGTAAGGACGGTTAATATCCACCGCATGATCTTCGACGTACCGTCGTTGGTGTCTCCGGCCAGTATCGAGGCTATGTCGTACAGCTCCCCGATTTGACTGTACACGTACCCCAGGGCGCTGTTGTAGGAAATCTCCACGCAGTCGGGGTACATTTTCTTGAACTGATCGAGCTGCTGGGGTGAAATCCACTGGTAGAGCTCCTCCTCGGGGAAGTACATTTTGCCGGGTTCCCCGGCCACGATAACCTGCTCCCCGTATTCTATGCATGAGGCGTACTCTGCGGCCGACTGGAGCGAATCCGCGGGCGAGGTGCACAAGACAGGGGAGTTGGCATAGCTTCGAACCTCCCCGGTCTTGGGGTCTGTGAACTCCTTCTTGGCCGTAGTGTACGAACGCATGATAGTCGCTCCGTCAAGATTGAACCCATAGATGTACAGGTTTTTATCGGCGGACGCCTTGCCGTCCCTGATTATGCCTATCTGGAATGAATCGCCGGGTTTCAATCCGCTCAAACGCATATTGCATTCGATACCTGGGGGGTTAGAGCCCGGTACAGGCCACTTGTATGCATAGGTGTCGTACGAGATACTCCAGGTAGAAGCATCGTCTCTTCTCCACGCTATTTGGATCGGGAGCGGCGTGTCTCCCTTTATGTAGCATGAGAGGGTGAATTTGAGCGTAAGGGCTTCGTTAGCCCTAAGTCCTGTAATCGCGAATGACCCTGCCTTCAGGTTCAAGACCCATTTTTCGGGTATAACCTCGGTGGCGACGTCGGGATCTTTCTCCACGTCGCACAAGATCTGTATCGGTGTAAATTTGTTGTAGCCCAGCGACGGGATCGTCTTAGGGCCGTTGAAGTAGGGCTTGAACTTCTGAAGCGACGTCGGGGACGGCAAGTCCGCAGGTATATCTTCCGAGAGCATCAGCTCTAGGAAAGCCTGATCGTACTGGGGGGAATATACATTGTTCGCCGTGGTAAATTCCCAACCCAGGGCTTCGAGTTCCTCGATGGTATAAATTTTCACATTCTCGGTCATGATATGAAACGTTTTGATTTTTTTACTATGATGCCGGAGCTTTTGTACGCGGAGCCCACGGTTCCGCCCGCGCGGTTCATGAGCGATACGCCCTTGGCCGCCGCATCGGGTATGTCGTCCTTGCGGTTGGGATCGACCTTGCGCGAAAAGAAAAGGAACTGATTCACGGCCTCCTCGCCGCGGTTGGTACCTTTGAGCTTAGCGTTGAATACGAACCTGTCGGATGTGAAGAGGGGATCGAGGATGGATTCGATGACCGTAAACTTGTCGCCCATGTTTCGGGTGTCCCATTCCAGGGGGCATATCCACCCCGTGTCCGCCTGGAACTGGTCGAATGTGGTCTTGAAGTCCAGGGGCAGCTGCTTCTTTTCCATCACGATGCGCGTTATGAGGCGGTTGGGGCTTTCTAGGTACAACTCCCGAATGTTTTTCATCATCTCCAGGGAGGTGCCCTGCACGGCCAGCACGTCGATGAGCCATATTCGGCCGCGGGCTTTGCCCATGAGCAGCGACGCCTTGAAGTCGCTCTTGCGGCTGTCCTTGGCCGACGGGTCGGTGTAGATGATGAGGTCTATCCACTCCTCGGGCGTCGGGAAGCGCAGGTCGGGGTTCACGTCGCTCCAGCATATTTTTTTGAAAATCTCCCCCTCGCTCTCGTCGAAGTAGTCGCCCTCCAGGAAGCGCTTGCGCATGAGCGTGGACATGGCCTCCAGGGTCTCGCGGTAGTCGTCGGCGACATTCTCCATGTTGTCGTTGAGCGAGAACTTCACGACCAGGAACTTCGACGTCTGCTCCTGGGGGATCGCCAGTCCCTCGCGGGTCTCGTGCTTGAAAAACCTGACGTACGTCCATCCGGTTTTTCGCGTGGGGTTGAGGGCGAACAGGAGCTTGTTTCGCACAGGTAGTTTCTGCGCCAGTCGCGAGCGGAGGGTGTCTACCGCCCTCTCCTCTACCTCCGACACCTCGTCGATGAAGATATGGCCCCATTCCGACGACAGAATCTTATCGAACTGGCTCTCGTCGTTGGCCGACCCTCGTATGGAGCCGAATTTTATGTAGGCGCCGTTGTAGAACATGAGGTAGTTGTCCTTGCCGTTATACTTTGCGAACGGTGTCCCGTCCTTCATGGTTATCTCCTGCCACTTGGCGTAACCGTTGTGCTTGGCTATCGCGTTGAGCACCGCGGGGAGGGTCTGCTGGAGCATTCCGGTTTGCAGCGACGTGAAGAGGTTGCGGAGCACGAGGCAGTTGGCTTTGCGCGCCACGCACTGCGCGATGAGCCAGTATAGAATAACGAAAGTCTTTCCCGAGCGCGAGGCGCCGTAGAAGAGCACTTCCTTCCACTGGCCGTCGTTGAGGCGGTTCCACATGATCCTCTGCTTGCGCGTGAGGTGTATGTTCATGTCGAGGCATCCGGCCTTTCTACTCTTGGTTATCATCATCTTCGTCGAGGTGCATGCGTATGTCGATTTCCGATATGCGGTTTTCGTCTACGTCCGATCCGAAGGATTCCAGTACGGACATGGTGGCCTTTATGAGATTCATGGACTTGGTTAGGCCGTCGATCTTCGACTTGGCGGTCTCGATCTTCGCCTTCGATGCGGAGGTGCCAATGATGTATATCTGCTCGCGCATTATGTCGTAGACGCCCATCATTTTCAGTTGCTTCTCCACCTGATCCGATATAGGCCACTCCCACTCCGCGGGCGTCGCATCAGGCATCTGCGGCACTGCTGTCGCGGTCTTTAAAAAGTCTATTGCGGATTTCCTGTCGTCCATGGAGCTCGGTTTTTACGCCCAAATATAAGAATTTACCACGAAGGGCGTGAATTATGGAAAAAATTAATAAAAAAAACCTCCGCCCCTGGAGCGGGAACGGAGGAAAAAATAAGCCATGAAGTGAGGTGTTTATTTACATTCAGGAATGCCACAGAAACATTCCGGGAACAAATATAGGGAATTAGTTTTTCAATTCCAAGCGGGTGCGCATATTTTTTCCCTTGCGCATAGATTCGAGCTTCACGGCGGCCGATTTGGAGGGGCGCCGATAGGGCTTGAAGCGCCGGATCATGTCGATGCCGTTCTCGGAGAACATCTCGGAGGCCACGTAGATGGTCGTGCCGTAGCGCAGTCTGGATTTGAGTTTCCGGTCGGCCTCGCGCCGCAGGGTGCGGTACTCTTCCTGCGTCATGCCTTCCGGCCGACGAGTTATGACGGTTTCGGATCCCGTAGCCACGGAATAGGTTCTACTTTTCATCTTCGGCGGGGGTTTCGGTTTCTTTCGTTCGAATCTCG